CGCGGGAGTGTTCATCCATCTCGCATTACTAATGAAGTTGTCAGTTAATTCAGCTACTTCAAAATCTTCTCCCATATGGGAGTAGACATTAATGGCCGCTGAATAAAGGGCCGCATTGAAAGTGCCAGGCGCAGTCAATTTGTTCATAACTGAAATGTTAATGAACCCGTTGCGCGAATGGTCACTCAATGCTATATTGGTGGAATTTGAATTCCAATGCTCCGTATAAATATCTGCCGTGCGGAGCCACGGACGGTTAGTGCCCCATCCCACACAAAACTCATAATTCCGTGATTTGGAAAGATCAATTATGTGTGAAAATTGGACATTGTGGTCGAACAAATCTACCGAACTGTCTCTCTGGGTGTCCCAAGCTACTCTTAGAGCACCACGGACTACAGCTGGAGCTACAATCTCTACTCGAAAGTACATAGTGCCTCTCCAATACTTGAAAGGGGCACTAACAAAGGCACTAGGGGACATTTCCCAGAGAGTCGAGTTTGCCTCGTTTATCATGGTAGGTGTAACCGCACACCTAAATAATTCATTACCGGCCACATCTTGAATGGGCCAATCAAAGGTATGGATCAAAAACTCGCGTCTAGCTATAGACACTACAGTCATTTCATCCTCAGGTGGTAATCCAACTACTCGAGGGTCAACCGTTGTTTCCTGCTTGACATCCAATGCAAGACGCGGTACGGAATCTTCCCCATTCATTGTGGCAAGATCGCCAATAGGTCGATTAGACATGTACTGCACATTCGATTGCAAATTAGGCTTACAATAACCGAACAACTCCGCTATCTTACTCATCCCATCAGCTATCATGTGTGTAGCCAAAGCATAAGGTCGAATAATAGGAATTGTACTAGCCGTGGTAGCCACAGCTGCAATTGTAGACATTGCTTTCGAAACATTTGTCTTGGCTATTTCTCCTGACTGAGGAGATAACAACGTGGAATTTCGTGCCGTCACTCCAGACAACTTAACCTCAGTAAACCAATAATGAAGAGTAATGTTCAATGCCGGTGGGGCTTCTCCCAAAAATCTCAATGAATTAATTGTACTAAGGTATAATTTGAATGGAACATTCGCTGATATCCCCATATTAGTAAGATCGATACCGTTAAAGGGCGTAATAAGGTGGAACGATAGTTCCCCTCCTTCCGCTCTCCCGGGATCTATACAAATGTGTGGTAACATTAACAACTGACGTGTGGAAGGCTCTCCAGAAAAGGAGTATTTATTACCCCCCTGATCAGGCCATGGTTCGTACGCCAAAATAAATTTTCCTCCCACAAAGGGATTACCTGTTATAATGGCACGCACATGCACTCTAGCAGTAAACCAGGTATAATTGTTGATCCTATTACTTATCCGAACATCTTGCAACATATCGTTCAACCCCCAATCAGTAAAGACATTTCCATCTAACGGAATTGGTAAGGTAGCTAGGTGTGTCGGACGAGCCAGAAACTGATCTAGCGAGGTATTTCTTGCATCGGCATAATCAAATGTTTCATCGTGTTCACTAGGAACGCTAGTGTTATTCTGTGTATCGGCAACAGAGTATTGCTGTATGATCGTTGTATCGTTTCCCACAGAATTAAGTAACATTCCAGAAAATTCTTTAAAAGTCTGATATCTCAGACAGTATTGGGGAACATACCCCAACTCTGATATTGTTTTCGTTTCATTTAAAGTAAGTGGTTTATAAGCATGACAATCCCACTCAGTATTGTCTGCTGTGACACCCATTGATCGTATAGGCATCAGGTCATAATTATAGGTAAGAGTAATAAGCCAAGTTTGATCAGGCCGGTAACCAGATTCCTCTTCCACCCCACCATCGGGGATTTTCAAGTACAATTCCTTCCACATCTCACATCTTTCATCGAAGGTATAGGTTGCGTATGGAACGTACAAATCATTTTTGAGGGCTATTGAATTTAGGAAAGGAACATGCTCCTCATATATTTCCCTCCCATGTGCAAACAGTTCTAGACACGCACTTGTAATGCACCCTTGCATAACTTCATGTTGCCCCACCGGAGACTTCATGTAACAATACAAAGATTTCAGAATGGAGTCAAACTCCAATTTTCCTATTGTATATCCAATTTCAGGAATGTATGATGGCAATCGTTTCAAAAACGCTGCTTCAGCTATATTCATGTAATCTGGATAGACATCGCGATCAACCTTATCAGGCGCAGTAAA